GCCCAATCCACAGTGAATAAATATTCTCCATGATAAAACTTTTTGTTTTTTCCTAAATATTTACAGCGTTGACCTTTTAAAAAATCAAAACAAGTAACAGAAGGATAATAACTAAATGAATTCCACAACTCAAGATCTTCGAGATCTGGATATTCCATTTGTCCTTTATGCATAGCACTGCTGTCTCTTCTTTGAAGAAAAGCAGAGATAGGAAGCCGCCAATATATTGCACCATTCGTAAGTAAAGCATGAAATAAGATCGCACGCCCTGGAATAGTTGCAATAGCAAAGACCACACAATCTTCAGTTTCGCCATGATGTTCTCGTAAGTCATATAAATATTCCTTTCTTATTTTACAATATATAGGTGGAATGTTAGCATTTAAATAAGACATTGCAAGCTTAACATTTCCATCTTCTTCTTGCCTGTCTTAATCTTGAATTTGGATCTTTTGCTGCATTTGGAAACATCTTCATTTGTCCTGCAGATCTTGCACAAAATGATTTTCTTCTTTTAGCAGCTTTACTTCCTGGTGCAACTTTACCAGTTACTGCTGTGGATAACTTTGATCCTGGATTATCTCTTCTATATCTTTCAACTCCAGCTTTTGTCATTCCAGCACCAGATTTTGTTGGTCTAAAATATTTTTTTGTTTTAGGTGGTTGAACATCTCCACCTCTTGCCATACCTTCTTTTTTTTCTTCTTTTTCTTCTTTTTCAGATTCAGGAGGAGGTACGTATCCAGATTGAGTAACTTGTGGAAATAAAGCTTGTGTATAATAACTTTGTTCGTAACTTCCAGGTTTACCTTTGTAAGCTCCAGATTTAATAGCTAAAGCTCCGCCTAATGACATTTTTTTAACAGCTTTACCTGTTCCTCGCTTTTGAATACCAAAGCCAGACATTTTATTACTTATCTATAAATAGTGTAATAGTTAAAGCACTTGTATTAGCTGTTATACCAATACCATCAACTATTCCTACACCACCTCTTTGAGCGTAAAGAACACCATCTTCTGGAAGATTTAAAGTTTCTGTTCCATTTGCTCCAACTTGGACTGGAATATAGACTTGTGTATTAGTTGAAGAACTAACAGTTGTTACATTTGCTAACCCATTAATAACTGCTGTTCCAGAAGTACCAGTAGATTGAATCATAAATCCTCTAAGTCTTGTAGGACCTGTGAATAATACTGCGTTAGATGATGTACTAGCACATATGACTGGTTTTACATCTGATTTCATTTTTACTCCGTATATGTAAATTATTTTTAATTATAAAAGAAAAAGGGGCCAAAGTAAACCTTGGCCCCTTTTTACGAAAAGACTTAAATTATTAAGCCGCTCCTGGAGTTCCGAAGATTCCTCTAGGATCAGACCAGCCAAAGCTGTATCTTTCTCTAGCTTTAAATCTAACGTTACCAGTATCAAAATCGCCTTCAATAGCTGTTTTGATTGGACTTCTAACGAATTCTTTTAATCCGTTAGGAGCGTCAGTAATAATGAAGAATGCATCCGTGTCAGTTAAGAAGTGATTAACTCTGTAACCTTCAGGAATCATTCCCATATTTAACATAGCATTGATGTCGTTTCTTGCGAAGTTATTTGTATTAACTGTCGATAAAGGAGTTTTTAAAACTCTTTCAGCAGTAAATTGTAATTCTTTTGGAATAATCAATTTTCTACCTTGAAGAGCGATTTTTAATCCTCTTTCGTCTACAAATCCTGCAATATCAATTAACGATTGTTCTAATGAAGTTTCGTTAAGATCTGCTGCAGTTCCTAATATGTTCGAAAAAGTCGAACCATTAGCAAGAGGGTGAGCACTGTTTAATAAAGAAACACCGTCACCTCCATTGTACGAACCACCCGTATCAAAACCATTGTTTAATACGTTAGCTGCTATTGTTTGTTTAGTTTGTGACATTGAACGAGCTAAAGCTCTAGTATATCTAGAAGCTAATCTATCGTACAAGTTATCTTCAATCGCTTCCTCAGTTATAGCAAATGCTAAAGCAATTGTTTGATGAGTGTATCTTGAAGTGTAGGCTTCAGAAGCTTGATCGAACTGCACTCCTGCACCTTCTTGTTTGATAGCAGCACCTGCGAAACCTGTCAGCATTACTTCTTCTTCAAACGCTCTGTCTGAAGTTTCAGTTGCGAAAATTTCTGTGTGCTCGTTGTCGTATCTGTTATATTCCAGGCCGAATAGGGCATTCAATCCTGGCTCTAGTTCTTTAACTAGCTGTGAACGTGATATAGCCATATTTTATTCTCCTATTATAGTCCTGAAGTAGCTGCCTTATAGAAGTGATTGTTAATTCTAACAAGCACATTCGCATTAGACACAGCTACATCGCTGTTAAGTACATCGCCTGATATATCAATTGCTTGAACTAGGAATGTAGAAGCCGTTCCTGACTCTGACACGTCTAATTGTACATTAGATATACCTGTTTTAGTATTTCCAGTCTCATTAGAGATTGAAAAGTTTTTAAAGATGTCGGCAACTGCAAAAACATCATCAGCATTTATTTCAAATACTGTGTCTGGTCCATCAATTACGAAAGCGATAATATCGCTAGCAACTGTAGAACCTGGAAGATAATTCTTCCATGTTGGTTTTTGTGTTGTCGGATCTGTATAAAAACATCCATTGAAAACTCCCACAGCAGCTGTAGATGTATTAGCAATTGCTCTTCCAACGTTACCAGAAGCGAATGGGATCACCACATCACCTTGATAAATGCTAGTAGAGTTATTGTTTGCTACTCTATATCTGTTTTGGGCATTAATGAATGGACTACCGTTAAGTTGTCTACTTGGTCTAAGACCAAATTTTTCTGTTACGTTTGCCATTTATTATACTCCGTTTATTTTATTTTAGTTTACAGTAGTTGACTTTTGCCAAAAAAATTATGACTTACGTCCACCACCAAAAGTTACACGGGATTGCCTTTCAATATTGATAGGCATTCCTGGTCGTTGTTCCTTCATTAGATCGGCATCTATCGCATTAATCCTATCCTGAGTAATTCTTTTAAAATACTCGGAACGACTTTTGACAATCTCTTCAGGTATCCTTGCCAACACAAGGCCGCCAACCCCAATTAACCCAGCATATTTTCCCTCAGCGATTACTGGATAATCATGATCACCTGATAAATTTTTAATTTCTTCAGATCTCACAAATTCCCAACCTTCTCTGAGTTTTTTAGATACGTTCGCCGTATCCTGAAAACCCTGCGATTCTGTTCTAATCCATCGATGAACAAAACCCGCTGGTGCTTTAGGTGCATCCAGACTTGACGGTGGAGTCCAAGGCTTCTTACGAAGATCCTTACTTCTTACTTCTGACTCGCGTGAAGTTCTATTATTTATTTTATCGCTCATTTATACCTCCTTCACGTATTTAGCGTATTCTTCTAGTGGCACCCCTAATTTTTTAGCAATAGCCACCTGTGATTTGGTGAGTCTCACGGTTCTGCGTCCTGATTGTTTTCTACCAGCAGAAGCAACAGTTTGGACGGGTTTTCTGTTCTCCTCTGTAATCTCAACTTCTTGAGATTTTGCAAACTTATGAGGATATAAATCTCTCATACGTTTATCTACCTCATTATAATACTCATCACTCTCTGCGTCAAACCCCTGACTTACCAAGTCTTCATGAAGCATAAATGCTGAGTTTGTCATGTATTTATCATTACCAAACCACTCATTTTTCTCGGCCCATGACTTAGCTTTTGGACTTGGAGTGATTGGTTGTTGAGGCGATTGTTGCTGCACAGGTTGAGCTTTTTGTTGTTCTTCAAAGGCTTTTTTAGCTGCCTCACGTTCGCTCATAACGATTCGTGCCTTTTCCTTTTCAACGGACAACCTTGTTAGTTCATCTTGTGCTTGTGCTATTTGTTCCGCATCTTGAGACTCAATTGCAACTTTTAATTTAGCTTTCGCTTGTGCACGTTGAGCATCTACTCTTGCGTCAAACTCTTTAATGTAGTTTGTATCTACATCTAAATACTTAGATTCAGCATCTGAGTATTTCTTTTGTAAACCTTTAGCATATTCTAAAGCAGCTTTTTCTCTTCTTTCTGCTTCACGTATTTTATAAGTTAATTTATCAATACGTTTTTTAACGCTTTCAGTATACTGTTCTAGATTCTCACCCTCTGGTTTAGCTTCTGTTTTAGTCTCAACTTTAGCTTCAACTTTAGGTTGATCTTCTACTTCTTCAATGGCAATTTTTTCTTTTTCTGCTTTGCCATCGTGAGTTGTATATCCTAAATCAACTTCACCAACATTTAAGTTAGGAGCTTTTTTAGGTTCTTCTTTTTCTTTCAGTTCAATGGAAGTTTCTTTAGCATCATCTAAATCTAATTCAACTTCTGGTTGTTTTTTTGTTTCTTTATCCATGTTGTTCTCCTATTAGTACATGTGCAAAATATCAGCAGGGTTATCAATCTTAGCAATGATTTCATCAT